GGGGCTTTCACCCAAGAAATAATTGCCGATACTTCGATCGACAGGAATACTTGACTGTGCGAGTTAGGCACCTGAGCGAGTACACAATTACAAACCAGTTTAGTTCTTCGCTAACTAGTCCTTGAGATGGTAGAATTTGATGCCCCTTTATTAATGATACTGTTCTAGTTTCGGGAAGTAACCAAGACTTCTCGTTTCTAGTAGGTAATCAACTAACCAGCGGGTAGTTCCTTTGTCGCTCGAGCCACCTTCTCTTCGGGACGCAGTATCGAATAATACGTCGCCGGAGGCCTCGCTCGCGCGGACTAGCTTATCAAATTTCTTCCAAAAGTCAGGGTAAACTTTTGTAATTGTAGAGATCATCTCTCTCGCTCTCGGGTAACCAGGTCTAACCTGAGCCGTTACTTCTAGGGTACGCCAGAAATCTTGTACCCACTTTACGATTTGAGATCTGTCACCACGTTCGGTGAGACGCATACCAGGTAGCAATTGGAACAGCATCTGGTGTGTCTCACGCTCGAAATCACGCTCGCGCCCTTTAAGGCTTCTAATCAATCTTGGAACATTGCCGAAGCTATGATCAGGATTGATCTGAGGGAACTTCTGAAGGAAGGGTCCGACGTCATGTCGTACTATCTTCTCTCCATTGTCATTATGCATAACCTTCTTCTTAGTGATGTCGGCTACGTAGCTCTTCTTTGGGTTGAGCTCCATCCCTAGTTGCTTAGCAATGGGAATCATGTAGTCATCACGGTACTTAGCACCTTCTTCAGCAGTGCCGTCGAAAGTACAGAAACCGTCATCAGATAAGACGAGGTAGTCGGTGCAATTATAACCGAAGTCCGTTACGAGCATATCGATGTATGCAGAGTGCATTAAGGATCCGAAAACTTGCGTAATCGGGGTTCCAGAATACAATGATGGACGCATCTTGGCTTTATGGAACGGTGAGGTTCTAAGCCAGGTTGGCGTCGTAAGATCAGTCATTAGAAATTCCATGATGTTCCTATTCTCAGGTTGGGACTCAAGCCATGTACTGGCTTGGAAACCTTTCAACGTAGCCGTAGTCAAACTAGGGTTGACATAGCTGTCGAAACGTCTAAAGTCCTCGTGAATAGTACATTCCACTTCAGCCATTGACATGGAGGCACGCTCGAACATAGTGTCGAGTGGCATCCAAGCAATGTTTGAATTGCGGACGTCTTTACCCAAACCACGAGTTAAGTCGTAGTTGAGCTTAGCGCCAAGCATCTTTTCAAACATACCAACGGCGTGGACAGGACGATTAGGAGTACGGCCGAACATGGTATACATACCAGTAGTTCTACCATCTCTTTGGTCGTCTGACCAGCTACCGCCGGAAACGGTCGATAGGTGAGGCATCAACTCAGGAATATACGTAGAGACCCACTGTTCCTTAGTGAGCGATTCGTATAGCCAATCACCAGAGTTAGTACCACTGGTAATTTGAGTTTTCCACGTGAGGAAATCACGCATAGGAGTTGGTCTGATCATCGAAGTTTCCTTCTCCCACTTGTTACACACTCGAATAACAGCAGAAATGTACTGTTCTTCAATGAGTGGGTCCCAGGTGGACGGGTTTCCAAATCGATAAGGCTGTAGCCTTTCGTAGAAATCCGGCTGGATCATAGATCCACGGGAAATATCCAAATCAGGAATAGATTCAGCCATAGTAGCTGACATAGTAGTAGGAGCGAACTTTACAGCGTCATGAGCAAGCTTATTAATCTGTAGGTTCTTACTTCTGTCACGTTTTAGGATTTGTCCCAAAAGTGTCGAATAATCATCAGTTGAACCGTAGTGCAACTTGAGCTGTGATTTGTACAGCTGTGAAATCTGTTTGTCGGGGACGGAGTCATCTACTTCGATGACCCATTCGTCCGCGCGCATTTGCGAATGAAGGGGTGATTGATCCATCTTCCTAAAGAAGGTGTCTCTTTCTTTCTTCTGTTGAAGTCGTCTCGAGTCAGTGCCGGAGTCGTCAACCATTTGACTCATCTCGCCCAACTAATAACACGTGTTTGAACATAGACGTGTTAAGCTCGAAATTAACTACAACCTCGTACTGGATAAAGCGCATAGGATCAGTTGTCCTTCTGTGTAAGTGGAGAGTGTCCCAACAAGGCCGTCGCCTCTTCCAGAGTACCTAGACGGTGTTCTGGGTGTTGTTTGCTCTTCTCTTCCATCGCTTCTTGAGAAGTTTGTCCCTCGGAAGGGTACACTAAGATGACCAAGGGTTGATGCTCTTCCGAGCCCAACAGGAACCCTGCGACAGGTTCACCTTGTTCGGTTTCGTGCGGATGATCGACTTGTTCAGTATCATCCGAGTCAGAAATATCTGTTTCGTTCTCTTCGTTGCTCTCAGGAGTAATGTTATCAGTTTCAGTCTTATCAACTTCATCTTCGATACCATCACCATCGTCCTGTTTATGAGCAGAAGGACCGTCAGTTTGAGTGAGCGTTAGCTCTTCCGGCGTGCCGCCGGAAACCTCAAAGAAACCAAGAGGAGGCTCTATTCCTGGGATTACCAGTTTTATGAGCTTGCTCTTCCCTTCTTTGGGTCTGAAATGAATAGGGACGGCAGCAAATGATTGCTTCGCCTCTTTCACAATGTCGTCATTAACTTTTGCGTCGTTAATAGCTTCTTCCATAAAATCACCAAATGATGTTTACGTTGTATAAATGAAATTACCAGTACAGGTCTATCGCTAGTCAGTGTTGTAAGAAACACGACCTAACCAAGGAAATAAATTCAAGGTAA